AATCGCGCTTAATTCAATCGCCTTAATAGCTGATTCTCTACGAGCCGCTTGAACAGCCAATCCTGAACCTGCTAGGGTTTCACCCATTTGCCTCGCGGCCTCCTCAGACCGCAAACTCTCCGCTTGAAACATCTTTATTTGGCGGTTTAATTTTATGATTTCTTCCTGCGCCGGCACGGTTCTTTGAGCTATTTCTCCCTCTACGTCCCTACCTTCAAGCTGCGCTATAATATCCTCCGCAGTTGCTATTGGTTCAGCGACCTCCACCTTGCCTGGTTCTGTAATCGGGATATTTTGTACATCTGGGAATGGAACAGGCCCACCAACCTCAATTTTAAACGGTTGCTGGGGTTGGGGTTGTAGCGAGGCAGGAGTAATAGGGCCGGAAATCAAAGCTCCCGTGGTTATATCCACCTTAGCTCCACTCGGAGTTGTAGCGATATTGCCTTGTATCTGCTCTTGTGAATCAGGGACTACTTCAAAATTGGAATCTGCCTTAAAGATTCCCTTCCTAAATGCTTCTTGAACATCTCCGCCCGCTTCTTTAAGTAATCCTCGTCCTAATGGGGTTAATCCTTTTATGAATTCACTTTCTGTTATTTGTTTTGCCATATTATTTGAATCTTAATAGATAGGTCGGAAAAGTAACCGTATTCGCCAGAGTATTCGTTACTGCGGCGCGAATAAGCAATCTATCACCCTCTATGACATTCATTGCGTTAATTGCCACTGAAATTATAAGTGAACGCTTTGTATTGGCGCTTAAAGCCACGCCTCCTGTTGCTTTTGTGGTATTGCCATTGACCGCGCCAAGCATTGCGGTAGTCCCAGCTCCCGCTTGCCCTAAATTAGTAATTGTCCAAGTAATGTAATTCGTATCACTTGTAGCAAGGGCATCAACGCCAGAAAAATCTACCGAAATCAATACGCCAGAAATAGGAGCGATAATATAACAATCGGTATTTCCCGTAATCGCTATTGTAACGGATACGACTGGAACTTCAGATGGCGAATTGCCGAATAAATCATGGTATTTTACCTGTTGGGTTTCATTGCCATCATGGTCATGTTCAGATAATAATTTTTTAATATCAGATATTTTCTGTTCAATATCCGATTTTAAGATTTCTATTTCATTCGGCATAATCGTAATAAATTATTATTCGTTTAAGACCTTTATTGACCGTGGTGGATGTGGCTCTGAATTTGAAAGATGTAACTTTCTGCTGAAATCCCACGAGATTAAATTCATATTTTGAGGTAACATTGCCTCCATCAACGCTCAATGTTTTTGAGCCACTTCCGTCTTGGTCATAATATACGAATGACCAACTGCTGGTAGTCACCGCATCTAACCATTCAAGGTGAATCAGTTTTATATTTACCGGCCGGGGAAAATTGTACCAATTCGTATATAAATCATAATTATCAGTTGTAGATTTTGCCGTGATATCTACTACCCAAAATCTTTTAGTGGGGGAAGCCGCCGCCGCAAAACAAAGTCCCAATTTTTGATTTCCTCCATTGAAAATAGCGGTATAAGGATTGGAATTAACATTGTTCTTGATACAATAACGCCATATTTTTCTGCCAGGCAAAACATCTCCATATGCCAAAATCGCAGGCCCATCCACCACATACAAAGCTCCCTCCATAGTCGCAAAATTATGTTTATAAGGAAGTTTTGAACTATCAAGCGTAACATTTGCCAATTTTCTTAAAAATGTTATACCCGAACCAGTGAGATAACCGATATTTGTTCCATATCCGGCAAAAACATTTCCGCCGACAGAATGGAATGCTGTTATCATATCTTCAACTATTACGGACTTTAATGGTTTGTTGGAAAATCCATCATACCATAAAACTTTATGAATTGCTGGCAATGTATCGCTTATATTTAACGCATTGGCAGTGGAAATAAGCATCTTGCCACTTCCTGGATCAATACCCAGGGCCACAATAATCTGGTCGGCTGATAAAGTTAAAATCGTTGCGAGCGCGCCACCAGCCGAAGTTTGTCGCAAAAGCAAATTTCCATCTCCATAAAAAGCATTATTTTCAAAAACTATTGCCGGATGAGGGTAGGTCGTATTTGTAAAAGATGCAAAACTATTATTGAAGGTGCTGGGAGTTTGCCATTCCACAAGTTTCTCTTTTGTTGTCACATATGCCCGACCAGCAAAAGTGATAATATCCGTGAATCCTTTAACATAAGTATTTGTACTATCTGTTTGCAAAGCTACGGCGGGAATTTTTGTCCCATTATAGGAATAATAAGAACCATCATCAGCCACTAAAAGACGATTGGTTCCCAAATAAACATTCATATCTGGGCTAGAAGCGATTATATTTCCCGTTAATCTTGTATCTGTATCAGCATCCACTATTCCGCTTGGCCCATAAACTACGCCCGGTTCCGCAATAAGATTTAATCCGCTGGATTCATCAGAAAATCCGCCATCGGAAATCTCTGAACCAGATGACATACCCTTAAGAAATTCCGCCGCGTCTATGATTAACGGATTGCGTCCTAACATTTTATTTATTTGATTCGGTTGATACCCTCATCCTATTTATCCTGTCAGAAAAATAATAATGTGTTCCACTTTGCGTTCCTGAAGTATTTATGGCCGTTCCCCCGCTTGTAGAGGCAATTCTAAAAGTATCCTCATCCACATAAATCACATAATAATAAGTGTCAACGGAAATTCCCGTAGGCAATGTCCCGGTAGTAATGAAAGAAATTCTCTGGTCATTAACCAGACCATGATTTTGCTTGGTAATCACACCTGGCGAAGCGATAGTAATGGCGAATACACTATAATTTCTGCAACCATAGAACCGTATCAATTCCAATTCTTTCATCTGTATCTCGGCGAGAAATCCATTGACACTTCCCGAAACAGTTTCAACCGCTTTCTGCCAGCAGGCCCAGAGAGGAATTAACTCGTGAAATAAAGAATCCAAGACCGGTGTTGCCGTTCCTGTTGAAAGAGCAGTGGCATCCCATAAGGTAGGACGATAATTGTCAATGTATTTTCTTATAATTGAATTTACCCTTTCGTAGCCATTATTAAGAGCAATAAGCATATCAGTGGCGTTAAAAGACGTGGAGTCCGTCTTGGTCCGCCGATATACATAATTTTTCATTGAGGCCAAATCCATTTAAGTTCCTTGGAAGGACAAATTCCTTCTCCTCCCAAGCAACCCCCCGACCGAAGTCGGGCGATAGCTCTCAAGTTATCTCAATTCCGTGGTTTGCACTGTTCCGGTAGCTCCCGATCCAGCTCCCCTGACCGCCCAAGTTCCACAGCCGAATATCGCGCTGTCAAAACTTTGAGTAGTTGAAGCGGCTACGAAATATCCAAGTGATTCCGCTAAAGAAGTACTGGCAACTGCGGAAGATTCAAATTGGATAAACAGAGGCGTAGCCACATCTGTTCCAACTATGCGCGATAAGCATCGCTCTCCGCTGTCAATCTTCCTAAAAAGGATACTGCTGGTTTTCGGGCCGACTTGAATCGTGGAACTGGTAGCGACAGTCGCATACTGACCACCGTCCGCGGCACCTAATCCATTATTCCGTTCCGGGCGGTTCAGAACGGAATTAACAATCACAACCAAGAGAATTATCACTGCACCGCCTACCAAAATTTTAATTATTCCTTTCATTGTGATTATTTAATGGTTCGCCAGAAACCGCCACACGAACCGGTAAGATTAAGCGTTGTCGCAGCCGCTTCAGCTTTGTCTACATTTTTGGCATCCATGGTGACAAGCAGATAATCTGTTTTTGGCTCCCATTTGTTCACGAATGCTTCTTGTTTTTCGTAATCAAAGTTACTGCCATCAACATCGCCTAGAATAGACGTAGTTGCGGAAGACAAACTGATGAAAGTAATACCGGCTTTACCGCTAGCGGCACTAGCTTTCAAGTCAATAGTCGTAGATGCCAATTCAACCGAAGTAGAACTGGTAGCAATACCATAACCATAGTGAGAAGTAACCTTGCTGAATGTTACGATTGCCCCTTCCGTAGTTGTAGCCGGAAATCTGCACGCGGCATCAACCAATGTTGATGTAGCATAAACTCCGGTGCTGGCCGGATTAGCCGCAAATAAACTGGTAGTAGCTTGAGCTAAAGGCGCCCAATTTCCTTCCATAACCGCGCCCCCTCCCAATGAAAGCCAACTCGTTGCTAAATCCGGGCCGGTTAATGCACCAAGGCTATTACCAGCTGGACCTTGCGGGCCGCGTGGACCAACAAGACCTTGCGGACCCACTGGGCCTCTAGAACCAGCCGGACCAACCAAACCTTGAAGACCCTGTTCGCCTTTTGGACCTTGCTGACCGGATTTTGCAAGGAGACTGGATACAAGAACCGCCAAACCAACCACCAAAACGAGAGATAATACTTTTTGTAGAATTTTCATTTTATAAGTTGGCTAGTAATTTCTTAAACTCCGCCTCTTTAGCAGCGGCCTTGACTGGATTCTTAAGTTTATAGATTTCTATAATCTTAAGAATTTTTTCCTTTTGGACAGATACCGCTTCTTCCACTTTCTCTATTTTTTCTTTTGCCATTTGTTTTATTTATTTTTTGTGACCTTTGTCCTCCGAAGGTTATGTTGGGGGCGAGGTGATGGATAGTCGCCCCCGGCAAAACCCCCGGAGGGGTTTTCACTAGGCAAGCGTGATATCTACTATCAATGGCGCTTTCTGTGTCCAAACCTTTATGCCAATCTGGGTAGCAGTCGCTATTTCTTTACCGGTCTTTCCGGTAACATCTTTTTCCATGATGTCAAAGGAACGGGGAGAGGCATAAGTCGCAACACCCTTCACTCCGAACACGCGATGTCCGCTATTGGTGAAGGTAAGCGAACCAATCGTATCAGTGACGAAACGACCGGAACGAACGACATAAATGTCCACGCCCATATATGAACTCATAAATCCATTGTTCAGGACGGCATCGGCCAAACTGAAACCTTGAGAACCTTGAGCTTGAATCACTCCTGGCAAGTCGGTATTCTCAATTACCAAGAATAATCCTTTGGCAACGTCCTGATATCCGGCAACCTTTGAAAGTAGGTTGGACATAATGACCAAGAAGTTGGCAGCTGATGTAAATCCGCCAGCTGGAGTCGTATAAGCTCCCGTGCCTTTATCGCAAACTTCGTTCAGAACGAGTGCGTCAATCTTATCTGCGACAGCATAAGATTGGTTATCAACTCTATCAGAGAACAAGTCAAAGTTGGACAACAGTCTTTCAAAACCAAAGACGTGTTCGCCATAAGCAATTTCATCGCTCACAGTTAGGGTATCATTGGTCGTAGTCCAAGCAGAGACCGAATAAGTGCCCGCAGATGCAATCGCGGTCACGGCAGCAGTCGGCTGTGAAGAATAAGGATTGTGAATTGTATAATCCGCGCTCCTATCTACATCACAGATTTTTTCAGCGATGAGCGCATTCCGCAACACCTGTTGCAATCGTGCTTCTCGGAATTTTGTGCGCCACGCTAGAGTACCGTTAGTATTCATTTTAGTGAATTATCTTTTGTTAATAATCCACCACCCAACTAACGGATTCGTGTCTCGTTAGTTGCTATTTTTTCTGTTTTTTGGCGATTTGAATCGCCTCGGCTAGTTTCTCAATATCAGTTTCGGGAAGTTCTCCTTTGCGAGCTTTTTCAATAAGAACATCGCCTGATACTTTCGTAGAACCACGAGCGGAACGAGTATTTGCTACTTGCGCGCTCGTGCGTTCTTCCGCTTTATTGGCTAGGAAATCTTTGGCTAGTTTTTGCTTTAGGGCTTCGCGTACTGGCATCTCCAAGACTTTGGCTATTCTTTTAACCTCATCTAGGTCTTCCGCCGACACATTGGCCTGCATAATCGCCAACAAATCCTTTTCCGATAAAGAGCTTTCTGGTTTCTTGGTTTCGGTTGGCTTGGGTTGTTCTTTCGGTTTTTTAACCCATTTACCGTCTACTAACTCAAAACCTTCCGCTTTCTTCACGCGGGCATAGAGTTTTTTGTTCTGTTCTTTAAGAACTTCTACGTCCTCGGTTTTTTCGTCTTTGGATTCCTCGGTTTCCTCCTGAACGGATTCTTCCTTGGTTTCCTCGGTTTCTTCACCATTTGTAGAGTCGGTGGTCTCAATATCTTTTTGTTCTTCCATTTTTAAGAGGTTGTCTTCCTCAAGGATTGGTTAAGGGCCAATCACCCGTTAATTTAATAATAACAAATTTCAACGATTTCTACAAGGGGCGACTATTCCATCTTGTTTCGTTGTTTTCAAATCGTTTCGGGCAATGCAATATGTTCACCGCGTGTTATTTTTCCTGTCTCTGATTTCTTTTTCCTCAACTGATTCTTCCTTGCGATTGGCAAGTATTTTCAATTCCTCACTCCGAATGTCTATATAACCGAGCAGGATATTTCTTGCTCCTAGATTGATATGTAATTGCTTACAGTGACTGGCGGGTTCTTTTCCGTTAGGCATTAAATCAGATAAGAGTATCGGTTTAACTTTCTTACCCTCCACAATATTGAACTGAACATCAAGATATTCTTTCACAATTTGCTTCATCTGAATCTCAAGCCACACCGATTCCGAATCTTTGTTGGCGGTAGATACTCCGACAAATAAATCCGCTGACTGTCCGATTGGCGCATCGGCTTCAATTTCTGGCAGAAACAATTTCCGAATCACTGGCATTGTCGGACTTTGTCCAATATCCAATATTAATTTAATTTCAACAGGCGTTAATTTTCCCTGTAAAAGAAATTTACGAAGCGTCATCACCGCTCCCTCGTTATTCTCAAAAATTCCTTTTAGCAAGGCTAATTCACCATCATTAAAACGCATTGTTTGTTTCATTTTATTATTTCTTTCTTTTCCGTCCTGTGGCTTTATTAGCCGCATTTATGGCAATCGCTATCATTTGTTTCCTGCTTCTCGGCTTGCCATTCGCTCCGCGGGCCTTGCCTTTCTTGCGATTGTCTTTGTACAATTCACGCATATTCGCGCTTACATTACTTCCTAATGGCATAATTTTATGCTTTGAATCCTCTTTTCTTCCGACCTTTTTATTTTCCCATCACTTAACCCACTGGCGTGATTGCGGGCATAGGAACAACTGGAGGTGTTTGAGTCGCCGGCATTTCAACCGGAGAAACTGCGCCGACAAGAGATAAAATCTTACCCACTATCATTTTTGCTGTCGGATTCTGTTCATAATTGGGATTGAGAATGAGTTGCAGAGCTTGAGTCAGCGTGGTGGCAACCACATTTTTATCGGTTGATTCATTGGTAATAAGAACCTCCGAATCCCATTCTAAATCTTTCAATGCCTCTCTCCATGTAATATCTCCAGGAGACAATGCCCGCTGATTACCCAAAGGAGCGAGTTCTTGTTTCACGATTTGTTCTTCGGTTGTTTTATTGAATGGAGCAGGAATCTCAAGGTTTAAGATATTTTCCTTGGCCCTGGTGTTATATCTTCGTATTGCCTCATTTGGCACATACATTGCATCAATCCTCTTGATATCTTGTTCCTGCATCAAAGCCATAATTTCCTCGCTTGTATCCATTTTAGTTTTCAAATATGGAATTATGAATTTGCGAAGCATATCTTCCAGTGCTAATCCTTTATTCTGCGTCATCTTGTCAAAGAGAGAACCTGCTTGTTGAGTCAATAACGCAGTCGTTGAATAAGGAGTGCCAGATGGTGGAGTAATGCCGCGCAATGATTCTGGCGTTGCGGTAAGTTCTTGAGCTAATCTACTCCATTGCATAGAGAAATTCTGCAAAGCCGTAACATCCGCCTTGGAATTATTTATTTGAGTTAGTGGCCTATTCTCCGCATGAGTTAAAATATCTCCAGTTTCTATCGCTGACAAAATATTTCTTCCGTGATAATTGGCATCCGCAGTTTGGAAGAGCAGTTTTGAGGAAATATCCAAAGTATCCTTTAGATTTTTCATCGTATGATTTTGCATCCATTGCGCATCAAAAAGATATTCCACCGCTCCAATTGCTAAAGTTCTGCCATCTTGTTCCAATAAATGAGTAAGCAAATATGGGTCTTGTTCTTCATATCCGCAATATAGAGTATATTCATCCAATCCATCATCTTTATTTTTTTGATATGAAATGAGATGCACTTGTTGGCGGTATTCCTTGTCATCGCCATCCTTGATATCTATTTTTTTTGCCGCCTTATATGTCGCCACCGATAATTCTCCATGAACCTCAAACAATTCAATGAATTCCGATTGATTGTCTTTTTGATTGCCGGATAAAGTCTTTCTTGTGTTTATAGCGGTTATGAGATTTTCTACAACGGTCTGGTCAAGTTCTGCCATTTTCCGTAACTGCGCGGGAGTCTTGTAAATTTTCTCTATCCTTGGCAATGCTTCAAAATCCACCGGATCGCAGACAACTCTGTTCCATGGAACAATTGAGGGAACAAGTCGTCCATCTTTTTTCACAAATTTCACCACTGCCGAACCATATTGAGCTAACGCAAGTCCCCACTGATTGAGGAAAACTCCGAAGCGCTCTCGGCGCATCCAATCTTGTAAAAGAGCATTGGCAAAAAAGGTTAGGAAGATGTCCGATTGTCTAGTTTCTCTTATCCGAATATCTTTTCGGTCTATATCCGTAGCTCTGAACCAAATGTTAGCCGCGGCCACAACGATGTTGAAAAATGGTTTATCTCGGCCTAAAGAATCCTTGTCTCCGCTGATGTGCTTGGAATTGAGGTAAGCCGTAATCCGTTCAATCGTATCGTGCATTGACCACGACACATAATCGCCAATCTTGGTGGTGCCGTGAATATAATTCTCTATTGCCGATTGAACTATTTTGGGTATTGTTTCTTGAACCATTGGCCGCGAGCTTTCCATCACCGCAAAGCCATATCTATAAATATAACATTATTTTCTTTCATTCGCAAAGTGGCGTACGGAGCGAAGCGAGTTGCGCAACGCGTTCTTTGTTCCAATCACAAGGATAATTAAATTTTTCAATGAGACCAGCGATTTTTTTATTCAAATATCTTTTTCTTAATTCGTTGAGAGTGGCCCTGATATGTTCTTTGTTTCTTTGATACGGGAATTGGCTTTCTTTTTCCCGAAACATATGAGCGTAATAAACTTTTTTCGCAGTCGCGCACCGCCCGCCATTCAACCATGCCTTAATCCCCAACTCCGCAGCTTGTCCTCCCCAACTTCCCAAGGATTCATCGCATATATTCCATTTCCAGTAATTCTCGCGCGTAATCATCCACGCCGAACCTTGCAAGCACATTGTTTCATTCAACAATTCGCTATTCTCGCCCTTAGGATGGTATTGAAATACCAAATTCGTATCAAAGGCGTATGAAGATGCCGGTGTAATTAAAGGAATTTCCCATTTCTCGGCATCCAATGGCATAAGACGCGGCGCCAGAATGGTTCTATCATCAATATCCTCCAGCATTATCCGGTCAAATCCTTGTGAGAACGAAACATGCGCGTCAATCTTCATTACATAATCCGCTTCGGAAAGCCGAGCGAGTTCGTTTGTTATGGCGCGTTGACCAATACTTTTATCTTTCCAAATATATTCCACATTTGGCAAGTTTCGCATTCTATAATCCTTCGTCCATCCATCTAAACCGACAAGAATTTCCGTGTCGGATTCCTTATGCTTCAAAATATCATCTATTGTTTTATCAAGATATTTTTCATCTCTGGCCGGAACAAGAATTGAAATCTTGACCATTATTTTGTTGAGTTCATACCCATTTTATTCTGATTTTTAGCAAAATATTCATCCAATCTTTGCTTCATTTCCCCGCCATTTTCCGCCATCAGCATTGAAATGCAGTACCTGGTAGCATCGCAATTACTTACCATTATTCCATTTGCGAGATACATACCACTTTTCGTTTTCAGATTGTAAACGGGTACGCGACCAACGTAACGCTTTCTGACGACAGTTGAGATGGCAGAATCTACCTCTCTCTGGGTATTTTGTGAAGTATTTTTTTCTGCATAAGTCGCATTTTCGCTCAATAATCGGTCTGTTGTACATGAAATGGGCATTTTGCAACCCCAATTCTCTCCTACGTTTTTTACCGGTTGGAGTTTTAGACCATTGAGAGGCCAATTCAATAATTGTTTTAATGTTCTCTCTAGCCCACTCGCGCTTTTCTTTCGTCCAATGATGATGAGCGTGTTCGCCGCGCTCCATAATCCCAAGATTACTAATTGAATTATTGAGGGGATTGCCGTCAATATGATGAACAATGAATCCTTTAGGCACCTCTCCATTTTTCTTTCGCCAAATATATCTATGTAATCTCTCTCTCTTGCCTCTAAAAGTCGCTTTATTGCCGAGATAATAACTCCTTTCAACCCATTTAGGACTGTTTGGATATCTAGTCCAGCCGATACCATCATAAATATTTTTTTCTTTTTCCATACAACATCATCATAACGCAATGTGTCTATATCAATCAATCCTCTGTTAGTTAGTACGGGATGATTGGGTGTGGCAATTAACTTTTCTTCTGCCACTTCGTACTCGTAAACATTTTCAGTTCCGGTTTTCGTGCCAATTTCTTCAATTTTTTTACCATTTACGATAGTTCCGGCAACAAAACACATATGATCTGCGCGCTTTATCGGTTTCTCGTTGGCATTCCGATTATCTTTTTCTTCATCGTACGAATAACTCTCCAGTTCGGCAATAAGATTTATACATCGCTTATGGATTTTTAATTTGCCGGTCTTAAATAATTCCTGAATTTTGCTTATGCCGGCTTCTACGCTCCCTTTGCCTTTCGCTACCTCCCTGACATTTACTCGTTTGCGATTCAATTCTTCAATAGCCGCCGGATTTTCCGGATCGGGATATACCGCTTCAAAACTGCAGCCAGCTACATACTCGGCTATCTGAATATCGGTCTTTTCCGTCTTGTACCATTCATTTGAAACAAAAAATCTATCACCATCAGAATAAATCTCCGCCACTGCCGCTGGATTTCTATATCCGAAGTCTACACCGGCGTATCGTTTGAATGATTTGGGCACCAGATTATCATCTTCATATAAATGCAAAGCGCGACTAAATCCTTTATAAACCAGTCCGGTTGTCTTTGTGAACTCTGCCAGATATTCCTGACTAAATCTATCCTCTGGCAATGTCTCCTTGGCAGCATTCAGCTCATCTACCGGCAAATAAGGATTGTCATAACTCGTAAAATGAAATGTTTTAAACTCTCGGTCTTTCAATTCAAGATTGCATAAATCAAAAAAATGATTAAAACCCTTGGGCGTACTGGAAAATATGGCAATTCCTTGTCTATCAGTAAGAGTAGGCCTTAAAATCTCATGCCAATTAATCCAAAAATTTCGCATTGTCGCCACTTCATCCAAGACGAGCAAATCAAATGCTTGACCGCGTAAATTCTCTACGCTTTCCCATCCACGGAGAACTATCAGACTCTCACCGCCCTTTAATGTTCTGGTCCGTATTTCCAGTCTTGCTTCGTTGGTATCAATGATCGCTCCCAATAATTCCTTCTTTAGGAATTCCCACATAATATCGCGGGCTTGCTGATAGTTATTGGCAATATAGGCGATCCTACTGGGTTTGGCAATCGCCACGCCTTTGATTTCCTCGGCATCTAATGAAGTTTTACCCCAGCGCCGACCGCAGCGAAATACTCTGAATCTATGCTTGTCCTTTGCTATCTGGCTTTGAGTTGGATGTAATATCATGTTTTTCCGCTACCTCTTGCGAGATTTGAACCACTAAAGGTTTGTCGGGATTGCCCTCTAATTGCTGAGGAGGATTTCCTTCGGCCATACGGTAACGTAATTCGGGTGCTATTTTTTTGAGAAATTCCTCTTTTTCTTTATCCGACATTTCTATAAATTTTTTTCTATCATAATCTTTCAATCCTCCTTTAGGACGACCGCTCGGATTTCCAGATTGTCCTGGCTTGAATCTAGTATCTGGAGATGGATTAGAATTTGACATTTTCGTGATTTTTTCCTGTTAGCAGGATTTTTTCTTGGTGAGGACAAATTCTTCCGTCCCATTTGCCAAATTGACAGTTATGGCAAAGTGACTGATATCTATTTACTGGAAATTTTTCTACAAAGATTATTTTATAATATAAATCTTTACTGATTAATTTTCTTTTCCTACCGTATTTCATCTTATCTAAATAACCATCATTATAAATATGATCTATTGTCATGAATTTGGGTTCATTTTCGCCACAACAGACACAAATCCATCCATAATGATCAAAAACCTGTTTACGATAACCAGCTCTTAAACTATTTATTCTTTTATTAGTACAATCTTTACAAGATTTTCTTAATCGCCTATTTTGATCTGTTCTAACAGCAAATCGCTCTAAAGTTTTTTCTTCATTGCATTGACTACATTTTTGTTTTTCAATTTTAGGCATACATTTATTATATCACAAATTTCCTAATTAAAGTCCGCACTTGATATTTTGTAATTCCCAGTTGATACAACGAACTTGACAAATTATCCGATAACTCGTCCAAGCATTCCTTAGCCGCCTTTGCTCCCAGCGCCTTACTAACAAACTTCCATTGATTGGCATATGCTTCAATCTCTTGTGTTTGTCGGAATTCCTTATTGTTTATATATTTCAACCACCATAATTCGGGATTATTACTTTGTTGTTTCGCGTGGATTTCCTCATGGAANATNATATCC